CGATCTTAACAATCGCCTTTGCAATTCTTGCAGAGTAGGATGGATCACCTGCTGCTTTACCGAACCTCTCATACTCACGTTCAGCATAATCATCGATGAATTTCTCATCCTTACCTCTTAATGATCTGAAGAGGACGACCTGATTAGAACTTGGAAGTACAACTCTGAATGGCTCAGAGATATCATCCTCTTCGTCATAATACTTAACTTCAAGATCATTTGGCATATCAATCGTATGCTTAAACTGGAGACCACAGTACTGGCATTTAACTGGAAATCCGTACTTGGTACCATAAGCATTAGCTCTCAATGCAAGCAGACAATAAAATCTGTCTGTAACAAGCATATCTCTCGGTTCGATGACTTTCTTGACCATCAACCGTGTTAGGAGCATTTCGATAACATCATAAAGACTACTCGATCCAACGAGCAACTTCTCTTCTTTAGCTGTTATCGTTGCAAATTCCAGCATTCCATCAGGGACTGCTCCATTGTAAAGACGACCCTTAGAAGGTAATGCGATAAAACCAGAAGCTGGTCTCTGACCGGCTACTGGTTCATTAACTACGACTGCTTGATCTGACTGAGCTGACTGATCAGCCGGACTTTTAGGAGTCTGAGCTCCTTCTTCTTTCTCTTTCATAAGAACCTCCACAATTTAGTGAAACTAGTTATCTGACACATCTCATGATGAGATTAACAATTTGAATCAAAGGAGTGAACAGTTACGGCTGCTTCGGTACTGTCCCAGGATCACGTATGATATAATCTCTAGCCGTCCCACTGAGATGTCCTCAGTTGCTTCCTATGATATCTTACTTATGCATTACCTCCACTACCAAGTGAAGCTTGAAGTGGTCTGACAGGAATCGCTCTGTCATACCTGATGGTGAGTTCGATCTGATTCTTCTCTGAAGAAGAGTAGTCGAGTGTTCCCCAGTTGACTGCCTGAGGCCACGCACCTTCAATGTTCCAAGTTCTGGTAGCTGAACCTTCAGACGAGTAAAGAAGAATCGATCCCTGCTTCTTGTAATCCTTCGCGAGACCAATCTTACCATTCTCATGGTTATACACCAATGATCTCCAATATGCAATTGCTTCTGCAGTTGGAGCATTGATGATATCTTTACAGGTAAGAGTTCCTGCATCTACACTGTACTTGCCAGCGACCCAGACTTTATCATTGAGATAGTGCAGTTCTATCTCCTCATTACTTTCATTCGGAAGGAATCCAACATCAACCGAAAGAGTAATGGCTTCTGAAAAATCTGGATTTCCACCCAGTTCGAGCTCGACCTCAAAGTCCATCTGACGCTGAGGTTCATAAGCTCCAGCCATACTTGCAAGGTGACCAGCTGTGAAATTATTCGGAGCTTTTGCCATTGCTCATACCTCCTTAAACTTCTTCGAACGACGCACCAGTTGAAACTAGTACGAAGTCGACGATGATAACTTCTGCTGTCTTCGTTGGCTTTAAGAAGATCTTACCAGCCATCGTATTCTGGTCGATGAGATCAGGTGTGTTCGTTGTAGCATCACACTGAACCTTGAAGTCGTACAGACCTCTCCTCTCCTTGACTGCTTTAAGGAATGGATTTATCAGATTCTCAAACCTTCTCCAGGTTGTTGAATCATTAGGTTCAAACGTGAGATACAGAACTCCTGACGCGATGACCTTTCTCGCATAAAGAAGCAGACGTCTCACATTCACTCTGTCAGTTGCTGATGGTCTTCTTTGAAGAGTCTTCTGACCCCAGACAGCAACTCCGAGACCTACGAAGTTTACGAGAGGATTGACTGCATTCTTTCCACCGTAAAGAAGATCTCTCACACCCTGCGAAGGAGATTCTTCAACGCCGAGTACATTAGAGATCATACCTCTATTAGGACCAGCAGGAGCGAACCAAGTCTCAGCGATGAAGTCTGTATAAGCATAAACAGCAGCTACGTGACCTGACGGAGGAGTCCAGACATTCTGCTTGCTGTAAGGATCATAAACTTCGAGCCATGACCAATACAGAGCACCGTAACTACTATTGAATGCCACATGATCGTCATAAGGAGCAACTCCATTATGCCAATCAATGACTTGTGTGGAGTTGAGACCGAATGGAGGATCAACGATCATCATACAATCAGCTCTTATCTCACACAAAGACAGACCTTCATTGATTACAGCAGCTGATGATACACCAGGTACAATGAGCAGATTGATATCTGTATCTTCTGGATTAGCATAAACCTGCATGCCAGTCGCAGGAGAAGCAACACCAATATAATCTGCATCAGTTATATCTGAGATACCATCAACACCACCAGTCAATGTATAAGAACCATTAACTGGATCAGTGACAGCACCTTCATCAGATACTGTTATGTACTTGCTACCACCTGTAGTGGCATTAATGATCGTCTCGAAGTAATCATCAGACGAACTATCCGTTACAAGATCGTCCCAAGTTTCGAGAAGATAAGTTCCACCCAGACTATAAACTCTGAGCTTAAATCCCTGAGTCGTACCTGCTGATATCACGAGTGTAAGATCTTCTGCCCATGATCCAGGAGTGCTCGCTGTAAATGTCATCGTTGTAGCACCCAGAGGAGTTCCTGAGTGAACAAGATTATCAAAGCCGAGCTCAGTATCTGCAGTTGATCCTGCAAGTACCTGTACTGAAGAACTCGCTCCAGGAGTACCTGATGATGTGATCTTAACAGCTGATCCATCAACAGAGGCAATCGCACCAGTGAGTGTTGCGAGGTCAGCCACAATCTGAGTAGCTGATCTATTTACACCTGCTGTAAGAGTGAAGTTCTGCGTACCTCCACCATCGATCTTAATGGCAAGAGTATCATTCCCATCAATACCAACGTACGTATCGATTGTCCATCCAACCACAGTATACGCACTATTGACGACTGTCTTGATCTCGATTGAAGCAGTTGATCCATCTGCTATCGACTCGATCTTGAGATAACCTCCAGGACCTGAACAGTTGAGATCAACTGTCAAACCGTTGATCACTGCTGCAAGAGCAGCTGCTGTATAGGTATTAGCTGGAATAGTTACGGGCTGGTCAGGACCACCATCTACTGCGATGAGCATCTGATTAGTTCCAGCGACTCCTGATGTAATACCCACTGTAAATCCAATCAGTGTATATGCATCATTAGCGACTGCATTAAATCTAATGCTCGAAAGCGCACCTGTAGTATCAGAGGTGATCTTAACTTTTGTTCCATCAGCAACTGCTGTGACTCCTGCAACTGCTAAATCGATATCAGCAGCTACTTGAGCAGCAGTCTGAGCACCACCAGCAGTCAGAGTAAATACAACAGGAGCTCCTCCGTCTACAGTAATACTCATTGCATCATTAACACCTGCTTGGACATTGAAAGTCTCATCAGCAGTACCTGTTACTGACGCAGCTGTAGGATCTTCG